TGCCCGTCCACGACAGTTCTGATTCGTTCGGAGCGCGCCACAGCCGCAGATCGATGTACGGCTGGCCGCCCCTCCACGCGGCGATGTTCCGCGCGATCTGTTCGCGCCGCGCCGCGAGGATGCGGTGTACCCGTGTGCTGATGATGTTGCTCATGGCAATGGCCGTGCGGTCAAATCAGCATCGTCGAGCCAGCCGTTCCCGCCAGCGCATGGAAAATCACCGCCGTTGCGTCGCATGCGTCGTCGTGGGCGCCGTCGGGGAACGCCGCGAACTGCGACCGCCATTCGTCGAACAACCTCGCGCACCCCGGCATGTACACATGCACGTTGCCGGCCTCGAACACTGGCTCAAGATCGGCCAGCTTCGCCGCTTTGTCTCCCGGCAGCCTCGACGGGCGCACCGTGCAGACGCCGCGCAACAGGTCGCGCAACTGGGTATACGCGTCTTTGTACGCGCCGAACGCCTCGATGTGCTGCGCCACGCCGGGGCCGTCGGCCAGCGCCGTGCTGCGTATCAGCTCGTTGCGCTCGGTCGCCTCGGCTCTGCATGCGGTCATCGATGATATCCACAGCTCGCGGACAACCAGTCCCGCGCCCGGATGCGTAGTTCGCACACCGGCGCGAATGCCCCATGTCCAGTCCGGGTCGTCCTTGTCCCGCTCTTTGGCCGACGACGCCAAGTCCCATCCACGCCCTTCCCGCAGCTTCGGCCACCCCTTCATGTCGTGGTGGATCACGATCCGATCTGTCGCGAACCGGTTACCGCCCTCGACTATCGGCTCGCAATCAAGCAACGCGGCCGCCTGTTTTCGCAACGATGCCCGCTGCGCGTCATACCATTCCGGCGAGAACCGCTCCGGGAAAAGATGCTTCCATTCGCCATGTTTGGTTGCCGGAAAGTTTAGCTCTTCAAAGCGCGGGAAGTTCGGGTCTTCCTCCATCGCCCTCCGTATCCTGCCGCGAAGGTCGTCCACGTGCCACGGCGTCGCACACACGATCACGATGGATGCCGGAGCGTTCAAACGCGTCATTAAGTCGTTTCTGAACGCATCCCATGTCTTGTTCCGGAAAATCGTAGAGACCGCTTCCGCCCTGTTCTTGCAGTAGTCGTCGATGATCAGGCAGTGCGCTCCTTTTCCGGTGACAGCCCCCCCGAGCCCCTGCGCGACCACCGTACCTGCTGAATCCTCGACTTGCCACTCTTCGGCCTTGTTTGATCCGCGCGCCGGGTGTACGCCGGGAAACAGCATCTGGTAGCGCGGTTCCTCCATGATCCGCTTCACGCGCTTCGAGAATCCGCGCACAAGGCTGATGCCGTAGCCAGACATGATCACATCCGGCTGCCGGTCGGCGTTGCGCCCTAAAAACCACGCCGGGAACGCCCGACTCACGATGTCGCTCTTGCCGTGCCGAAACGGGACAGCGATCAACAGGAACGTGCTTTTCCCCTCACGCCACTCGTCGCTCGCCCGTGTCAGCCGGTCGCAGATCGCGCGGGTGTGTCTGCCGACAACCAACGGATGTGGCATCCACCAACACCAGCGCAAAAAAGCCAGCAGACTGCCGCGTGCGAGTCTCCTGGCCTTCTCCAACTTGGCCTTGCGCTTGTCAATCGCCATCGATGATCTTGTCCAGCTCCTCGTCAGTCAGCTTCTCGGCCGCCGAGTGTTCAATCGGTCCGCCGTCGCGCCCCGTGACCTCGGTGCGTTCGACGTAGCCTCTGTGCTTGCCCTTGCACTTCAGGTAAAAACAGACAGCCCAAGATTCGCCATTGTTTATCGCCTTCGTCAACGCAGCTTCGGCCAGATCGAGCCTCTTGTCTGCGATCTCCTGTAACGCCTCCTGAAGCCGCGCCGACGCTCTGATGCGCCGATAGACGGTCTTGTAACTGCACCCGAGACGCTGCGCTGCCAGTGCCAGAAAACCGCCGGTCGCCCGTAGCGCCGCCTCGACCTGCTCATTGGTGACTCGCATCTGTTTCGGCACGTTTGTCGGAGACTTTTTCACGGCAATATCTCCTGTTTGATGTGCTCCGCAATCGCTTTCATGAGCAACGGCGGCACACAGTTGCCGATCCGCGCCATCGCGCCCGCAGAGATCGTGCGCGGGTTGGTCGGATTTGGCGTGAGTTCGCCGAATTGTGAGTTGATGGCCATGACTATGGCCGCGAGGTCAAGGACGGACACCCCGCGCGCGCGTTTTTTGCCGGACAATGTGGACGCTCAACAGGGGCTATCCCTGCCGTAAGAACGAAAAAACCGGATGCTTGGCCACAAGACGCTTCACGCGCCACGACACCGCCGCCCGTGTCAGCCCCTCGCGTTTGGCGACCGCCGCCATGCTCTCCCCTCGCATCAGAGAGCAGACAAGCCTCACGTCGTCATCGGCGAGCGTGACGAACTCATGCAGCACGCGCCGCGCCGCGTCGATTCCGGCTGGCTCCCTGTGGCCGTCGTGCTGGTCGGCTTCCTGCATCTGCTGCATCGATGCCGCCACCTCCCCGAGCGTCTGGGCATCATCACCCGCATCGATGGAGATGTGGCTGCGCCCCCGGTGGTTCGTGTCCGGCGGTCCCGCGCACGTCAGGCATGCCGGCGATCCCGTCCCGTTGTGTGGGCATTTGTGGCACTCAGGCATGGCGCGTAATCTCCCAGTCGCCGGGGCCGCGGCGCACGGCCCAGACAAATCCGAACTCGGGAAACGCCGCGACCGCCTCGCGAAACGCTGTCAGCGCGCGTCCCTGGCTGTGGAAGCGGTAGGCCCCCTTCACCTCGTGGAGCGTCATGCGCCCGTCCTCCACCGACACCCAGTCCGGCGTATACCGGCTCCCTCCCGGCAATCTGAGCGTGACCGCCTCGTAGCGCCCCCGGCCGGACAGGAAACGGCGGTTGTACTCTGCTTCCGTCTTATTCGGCTCCCTGCGCCGTTTTTTCGCCACCGTGCCGCCTGTCGCCCTTCCGCCCGTCTCTTTGCCCGTTCCGCGCTCCGGCGCGTCCTGGCCGATTCTGGGCGCGTTCCTGCGCGTGTCCTCTTCCCGCAGCTTGCGCTCGACTTGGGCTCGCAGGTGGGGAGGCAGTTGATCGAGTCTTATCGCCATGTCCGCACCTCCGTGTTTGGCCGTCCGGTCAAGCGCCCATCCCCCTTTAAGAATCCCGTACAGAGGAAGAATATCAGAGTTCTTCCTCTAGTACTCTCTCTTGTAGAGAGTACCGCGCGCGCGTTGGCCAGTCGCGTTTGTATGGCCAACGCGTACACGCGCGCGCGCGTTGGCCAGTTTCTCAACTGTGGCCATGGCCAGTTTTCGTGTGTGGCCATGGCCAGTCTCGGGGAATCAGTCAAAATCCGGGTCATAGAGCACCCCTTTCCATGTGTTCGTGTCCTTGTCGTAGTCCAGAAAATCAACCAGCCGCCTGCTGCTCAGAAGCTTCGACGCCTGCTTCAAAGTCAGCCCCATGCCGGCGTCGTTGGCCAGCTTCGCGACCGCCCGCGCCGCCTCAGAAGAGGTCCGCGCCTCGTCATCCCACGCGGCGGACATCGGCGGCATGCTTTCCAGCCCGATCCCGTCATACTTGCTCGGTCGGCGCGGTTTGGCCTGCTTTTTAGGGAACCCCGCCGGCATCGGTTCGGCCGGAAGCCAGCAGATGCCCGGCGCCGGCGCGTGCCGGATGTCCACCGACCGCGAGCACCCGCAGCGGTCGCCGCGCTTGGCGTGTTCGAGGGTAAACCGGTTGTTCTCGCCTTCCGCCCGCAGCAGGGTGGATGTCGCGCGCGCCCAGTTCGTCAGCACCGATGATCCGATGCCGAGGTACGCCAGATCCGCCCCCTTGTACTTGTTCTCATCCGACTTCGGCGGCTTTCCGGTGTGGTGGATCACCACCAGCGCGCAGTCCGCATCCTCGATGACCGGCTGAATCTGGTTCTGCAAGAACCGGCTGCAATCCTGCATCTTGGAAATCTCGCCGCCGATGTAAGAGAGAAGCGGATCGATCCACACGATGTCCGGCTTGTGCGTACGGCACAGATGAGCCAGAAACCGCGCGAACTCCGCGCCCGTGTACCGCGAACAGTGGACCGTCCGGAAGTTCGCGTCCAAGTCATCCAGCTCGCCCGGCCCAAGGTTCAGCCCGTGACAGATGCCGGAGAACGCCTCGTGCATATCCCCCTCGTTGTTCTCGGCCTGGATCATCAGGTTGCGCAGCGGCCGCTCGACGCGCAAGCCGAACACGTCGCGGCCGACCGCGAAGCTGACCGCCGCCTGGATCGCGAACACCGACTTGCCCACGCCCGACTGCGCCACGACCAGCCACGACCCCTGTCGGCACAGGAACCGTTCGCCGACCAGGTTGTCCGGCTGCGGCGCAACGAACAGGTCGCGCGGCGCCCTCACCTGCGCCGAGAACTCGCCCGCCTGCTGCTCGGAGATCCACTCATCCCAGTCCGCCGCCCCGCAGGGCCCCGACACGAGGTACTGGGGTTTTCCGCCGCGCACCGGCCCCGGCATACGGCTCAGGCGGCTGGAGTTCCGGCACTTCACGTCAGGCTTGAACCCCGCCGCTTCCAGCTTCTTGAACAGCATCTCTATCCGCGACTTGTACAAAGCCTGGTCCGTCCCCGCGCCGATCCTGACCACCGCGTGGACGCTCTTCCCGCCCGAATGCACCACGGCCGAGCAGGGGAGCCGCAGGGAAGAGATCACCGCCATCTGCCGCTCGATGCTCTGCTCGTCGCCCTCCACCAGCACATGGTCTAGGCGCGTCACGTTCGCGTTCCCGCAGCCGTTGCCGTCCATCGGGTTGATCCTCGCCCAGACTCCGGCCTCCGCATCCCAGTCGCCCAACACGTAGCGCAGCAGCGCCTCGCCCGTGTACCCCTTCTTCTCATAGCGGTCGAGGTCGGCCTCGATGTCGGCGCGCGTGCGCGTGACGCCGGTGGTGCGCGGGTAGTGCCTGCCGTCATCGCCCTTGGCCGAGGCCGTGACATAGTTCACCTTGTCGTCCGGCTGGAACAGCGCGGCCAGCCACCGCCGCAGATCGCCAGCGGGATCGCCAGACGGCGGGGGGACATCGAGCACGTAGTCCGGATTCCCCTCGCCCTCCAGCGCCGCGCCCTTCGCCGGCCCGATCTCGCCGTCCCACGGGATGATCTCATCCGCGTCCGGCCGCTGGACTCTGCCCCTTCCGCTGGGCGGTTCGCGCGGGATTGACCTGTACGCGCTCTCCATCACCGTCGCCGCCTCGCGCTCCGACAGCGGCGGCGTGCAGCGCGTCGCGAAAATCCCGAGCAGCGACCGCGCCGTCCCTTTGTCGATCCGCGCGTCGCGGCATTGCGCCGCCAACCAGAACGCCCTGTCGTTGCGGTTGCCTTCCGACGCCCCGGCAAACGCCGCGTCCTCAATGAATTTCGGCACCTGTGTACCTGTCATGCAAAGCTCCAGTTCTCCGGCTGCTGCCAGTTGCCGGCCTTGATCCTGTCCATAAGCCCGTTTGCCTCTTTTTCGGAGATCACTCCGAGATCCTCGAACCCGTAACGCGCCAGCACCTTCAGCTTGCCGACGCTCGCCAGCTTCATCCTGCTGCGCTCGATCATCTTGCCCATCAGCATGCTCGCGTGTCCCTTGCACGTCACCGCCGAGGCCGCCACCCCGAACCGCTCAAGCGCCCTGATCTGCGCCTCGGTCGGCGGCTGCGCCTCCCACCGCATGGTCGGCTGGTAGTCCGACAGGTCGCCGTCGCCGATCATCACGCCCAGCAGCACCGGATCGATGAGCCTCGCTTTTTTCCGCGCCTGTTCTTTCAGCTTCTCTGCCAGCGCCTCATGCCGCTTGCGCAGTTCTTCGGTGTTGGCCATCTGTTCGAGGTCCAGGAGATCCATCTGCTCCGTGCCCGCCTGCGCCTCGCGCTCCTGAATCTCGGTCATGCCGGCGGCCGTCTCCGCGCGCGTGGCCACGAGGTGGCACGGCCTGCACAGGTCGTGCTGCTCCGTCTGCCACAGGAAATCGAGCAGCAACAGCTTGTCCTTGCCGGGATAGAGCCGCGTCCCGCGCCCCACGATCTGCGTGTACAGCGCCCTGCTCTTCGTCGGGCGCAGCGGCACGATGCAATCGACGCTCGGTTCGTCAAACCCCTCGGTCAGCAGCATCGCGTTGCAGCACATCTTCGGCCCCGGCGACTTGAGCCACGCCAGCACGTCGGCGCGGTCCTCGCTTTCGCCGTCCACATGCCGCGCGTCCATCCCCCGCTCGCACAGCATCCCCGTGAAAGTCCGGCTCGTCGCGCGGAGCGGCAGGAACGCCAGCGTCTTCCGGTCACGCGCCCGCGCCGACATCTCGTCGGCGATCGCCTCAAGGTACGGCCCCAGCGCGTCACCCAGCGCGTTCTCGTCATAATCCCCGGCCTTCACCTTCACCCGCCCGAGATCAACGCGCAGCGGCACCGTCTGCGCCTCGATGCGCGAAAGGTTGCCGTCCACGACCGCCTGCCGGAGCCCGTAGGAAAACGCCAGGGACTCGTAGACCTGCCCGAGGTTCTTCTTGTCGCCACGGTCCGGCGTCGCCGTCACGCCCAGCATCTTGGCGCGTCCGAAGTGCTCATAGATCCCCTGGTAAGACGGGGCCAGAGAGTGGTGCGCTTCGTCGGTGATGATCACGTCGAACTCGTCGCGGTCAAACCGTTCGAGGCGCTTCCGCCGCATCAGCGTCTGGACGCTCCCGACGACGACGGGGAACATAGAGCCGTCGCCGCGCTCGTCGGCCTTCTCCACCGCGCACTCCAGATCGACGGCCATCTTCAGCTTATCGACAGCCTGACGGATCAGCTCGTCACGATGCGCAAGCACAAGGCCGCGCTTCCCCTGACCGGCCAGCGTCCGCAGGATCATGGCAAACACAATAGTCTTCCCCGTGCCGGTGGCCATCTCCAGCAGCGTGGACCGCTTGTCTTTCCACTCGCTGAACACCGCATCATGCGCGGCGATCTGGTAGGGGCGCGGCGTGATCGTGCTCATTCGTCGTCCCCCCTGTCTGATTCCGAAAAACCGGTCCCCGCGAACACGCATTGCGCAGGATCGTCATGGAGCCGTTGAACAAAAGGTAGAAAAACCTCATGCTCTTTGTGTGCCAGTCGTCCAAATGCTGCATCAATCTTTGTCTGTTTACCTTTCATGCTCCCCATGTCTATCTCCTGTAGTTGGCGGCCTACTCACACACGGCCCCGGTCCAAGGCGGATGTGCTCTCGTGTGCTTTCGGCCATAAAAAAGGCGGCGTCGCCCAGCTCTGATGCTATCGGCACTTCACCAACTTCACATTGCCTCGCGAGTCTGTTTTTGTTGGCTATGGCTCCTCACACGACGCCATAAATCAAAAATCGCATAACCATGCGTTCAACCGAACAAGCCGGTTAACGCGGCGTTGGCCTTACGATCTTCTGCCTCTTGTTTGCGGCGAGCGTTCACCAGTGCACGCGCTCTGTCGCCCGCTTCACCGGGAGACATTCCGTCGCGCTCCATAAAGGCAACCGCTTCGGCTTCAACTTCGGCTTCCCATTCTGCTATCAATTCGTCTAGTCTGCTCATCTCATTTCCTTTCCGTCCTGCCGACCAGAAGGCCAACAAGACAAATTCAGGCTACTTGCTATCGCTGCGAGCCTGATTTGCAGCGTTCGGCTCCATCTTCCATCCCGGATACGGACACGGCCCCACATCGATTCCGCAGACGGGTCTGGCGATCCTCCCTAGCTTCGTATAGCCTGGGCTAAAAACAGCATGGGTGATCGGCCGCTTTGTAAGCCGCGCCGGTCAGCGAGGCCGGCGCGGCGTATGGTCCTACAAGAAGCTCGGCTCTTCTTCCGCGGCCGCGCCGGCCACCATGCCGTCCTCGATGATGATCGTGTTGCCGCCATCATCACCGACACGCGTCCCGATCGCCTGCAGCCCCTGCGTGCCGAGCCACGCGGCGAACGTCGCGAGTGTCTTGCGGTCCATGCGCTCCATGCCGTCGATCAGCACGAAGCCGCACTCCGGCAGCACCGCGCGGCTGACCGCCGTCGCGAGGATCAGCTTCTCGCTCTCGCTCAACTGCGACCACGGACGACCGTTGTATGTAAGCACACCGCCCTCGACGCTCAGGCCGGGGTAGGGAAGCGGCGCGCCTTCGAGCAGCGCCCGCAGTTCCTCGCGCGTCTGCTCGATCTCCCGCGTCAGCTCCCTGTACTCGTCGGCCAGCGCCTCGTACGCGTCCTGGGCGGCCTTGCGCGCAAGATTCTGGCTCACGCGCTCGTTGTGCTCGGTCACCTGCTGGAGCTTCGCGCTGATCGCCTGCGTGTCCACCGGCTGTCCTGCCGACGCCGCCTTTTCCTGCGAGTCGGCGTACGCCCGCTTCGCCGCCTCGTGCTTTTCCTTCGCATCGGCCAGCGCTTTTTCGGCTTCCTTCACCCTGATCTCGGCCAGATCGACACGGTCTTTCGCCGCGTCAACATCGGTCGCCGCCTGCCTCACGCGCGCGTTGTGGCTGAGCGCCTCGGTCATCTGGCTACTGATCGCGTTGCCGTCGAGCTTCTCGTCTCCGGCATCCTCCCAGTAGGGGAGGCTCTCCGCGTGTCCCTTGGCGCGGTCTCGTTCGCGCCCCTTCAGGAGCCGGTCGTTCTCCAGCGTCTTGATCCGTTCCTCGAACGGCTGCGGGTTCACGCCGATCACCCGCAGCAGGATCTCCGCCTTTTTCTTATCCGTCGCGTCCATGAAGGTCGTGATGTCGAGGGCGAACGGCGAGACGAACGCCTGCAGCAGCGTCTGCCCGCCGCGCTTGCCCGTCGAGTCGGTGACCTCCAGGCGCGACCCGCCCGCCGACGTGTAGACGCGCTTCACGCTGACGCCGTTCGACAGCTCCACCTGCACCGTGCCGCGCTCCGCTCCGTCATGCACCGATTGCTTGTAGGTATCGCCGCCGAGCGCTCCCATGATCGCATCGAGCACGCTCGTCTTCCCCTGCCCGTTGTCGCCGCCGATCAGGGTCAGCCCTGTCTCGGTCGGCGTCAATTTCACTGCCTTGACCCGCTTGACATTTTCAATGTCGAGCGATGTGATGGTTACTCCGTTTTGCATCGTGTCGTTTCCTTTCCTCTGTTGTTACGCGAACGCTGGATCGACGCCATCGAACGCCTGCTGGTCGTTTGGAAGTGGCTCCAGATACCGCTTGATTTTGTTGTTGAACCGCTCGTCGCCGTCGCGCCCCGTGAACTTCTCCAGGCTCACCGTCGCGCGCCCCGTATAGCCGATGATGTCCCAGTTCATGCGCAGCCGCTCGCCGTGGCGGCGCATCCCGAGAGCCAAGAAAAACTCGCACAGCTTCCACTCGCTTTTCCTGGTCAGCGTGATGTAGTCGATGATCGTTGTGCGCCCGTGGCCGGCCACGCTCTCGCACATCATTTTCAGGCGCACCTGCGGCTTCGTGCCGTCCTTGCTGCGCCCCTTCTCGACTTCCGTGACCGTGAACGTCACTTCGTCATTGTCCGGAAGCGTGGCGAAACCTTCGCCGTCGTTTTCGATCACGCCGTCGTAATCGATGATCTCATCCATGTCTGGAGTCATGTTCTGTGTCATGGTTGATTGTCCTTTGGTTGTTGGTTTGGTTAGAACGGGGTGTATTCAGTGTCCGCGTGGATGCGATCCACGATCATCTGCCAGTTGTCCGGCTTCAGCATCGCCTTCACGATAGGCACCCCCAGCGCGTTCAGCGACATGTTGCCGATCAGCATGGGCTTCGTGATCCTCGGCTGTCCGAGTGTACCTCGCAAATAGCCTTCCAGCCCCTCGACTGTAAGGCTCGCGGCGAACATCGCCGAGGCCAGATCCGGGTTGTGTACGCCGCGCGCCATGCGCTGCGCCTGGGCCGGTTGCTGCGCCTGGGCCGGTTGCTGCGCTTGCGGAGGCTGCGCCTGTTTCGCCGCCTCGTGATGCGCCGCGACCGCCTCCGGCGTGTCCAGCGGCTGGCCGGTGTGCGCGCTCGTCCGGTTGCCCTTCGGCGATGGTTGCGGCTGTGTCGGCGGCGGCGCGTTCGTGCCCGCGCTGCTCGCAGAATTGCCGTCGTCATCCTCCACGGCGACGCTCAGGAAACTGCACAGGCTGTAGCGCCGCAGGTAGGTGACCAGCGCGCCGATCTGCTGTACGCTCGGCTTGAGCTCCGTGCCGTTCTTCGAGTACTCCGGACGCAGCGGGCATGAGAGCCGCTTGCTTTCGATCACGCCGCCGCTCTTATGCAGCAGCCGGGTCACGACGCCGACCGTCATGTCGTCGAGGTTCGTGTCCGCGTCCTGTATCAGCGCGAACCCGGCCCTCGCCAGCGGTTCGCGCACCGTGTTCAGCACCTCGGCCAGCGTCGCGTACTTGCTGCCGAAGTGGGGGTTTGTCGCGTCCTTCGTCGCGGCGAACACCGCCGCCTGCGCCTCTGCCAGCGCCTTGTTCAGTTCGTTGTTGTTCTCGTTACTCATTGTCATTTCCCTCCGTTTCCGCCAGTTCATCCACATCGGCCGGGTGCATGTCCCACAGCCGCCGCCCGATCTCCAGCGCTTCTTCATACGCCGGATCGCAGTCCACGATCGCGCCGAAGTTCACGCGCCCCGCAAGTTCGGGGCAGACGTCCTCCCACAGAGCGTCGAGGTAGTTCGATCCGGCGTTCTTTTCCCATGCTTTCGGATGCGGGTAGCCGCTCCCGTATCTTGTCCCCGTCACTGCGATGATCCGCAGGATGTCAACCGGTTTCAATGCGTTGAACGGGTTGTCGTCGCCGGTCGCATCCTCAAGCCCCTGCAGCTTCGCGCGCATCGCCTTGCAGACCTTCGCCCGCCGCTTCTGCTCCGGCGTCGGTTGGCGGACGGCGGGTTTTTCGGCATCCGCTTCCGGGCCCTGTTCCTTCCCGACCACCCAGCACTTCTTGACCCTGCCGTCATCCGTGATCTTGATGGCCGGTACAGCCCCCGGGTCGCTCTTTTTGCACGTCTGCATCATGTAATCCGGCCGTGCGTCCAAAAGATTTTTGAGATTGTAATCCCGGCAAAAAACCACAACGTTTGGATTTTCCTTCCGTGCTTTTTTCACAGCCTTGGAAAGGTGCTTGTTGCGCTTGCCCTCGAAGCATTGCGGGTTCAAGCACATGCCGAGCTTTTCCGCCGCGCTGTCGAACAGGTCCGGCTCTGCGCCTGTTCGCGCCGTGCATGCAGCGCACTCGCCGTCCGTGAAATCTGACTTGTCGAGGTCGCGCATGATCCGCTGTTCGATGAACGAGCGGACGGCGCCGACCGTCGGCGAGATCCTGCTGTACGTGTGCATGCTGGTGACCGCGCCGACCGTCTGCACCTGTGCGTCTTCCGGCAACGCCGCGATCATCTCCAGCGCCTCCACCGGCATCCGGCTGAACGGGCTGGCAGGATCGCCGTACTGCTTTTTCGCCTCGTCGATCAGGTCGAGCAGCTTCGCCCGCCTCGCGACCCACTGCCGCGACCGCCCGAGCCGGTCGGCCACCTCCTGCGCTGTGTGCCGCTCCAGCAGAATCCGCACCCCCTCCGCTTCTTCAAGCGGCGTGAGGTCGCTTCGCTGCATGTTTTCCGTCGCACACATCTCCGCCGCCGTCTGGTCGTCGCAACCCACGATGAACGCCGGGACTGTTGTCCATCCGGCCAGCCGTGCCGCCTCCACGCGCCGGTGTCCCGCGATGATCTCGTAGGCACCGCCGTCCAGTGCCCGCACCGTGACCGGGTTCAGCATCCCGACCGCTTTCAGCGATTCTGCCAGTTCGCTCACATCGCCGAGCGCCTTGCGCGTCTGGTACCCAGACGGTTTCAGCGCGTCGATCATCATCGCGTCAACGAACGCCCGCTCGTTGTTCCGGTACGTGGCACGGGCATCCTGCCGTTCGCGCCGCCACCTCCGCAGGCGCTGCCTTGCGGCCGCCGACGCGTATAGCTGTCCGTTCAGCGGCTGGACGGTTGTTGCCGCCGTCGCCGCGTCCGCCGGCGGCTGAACAGCCGGCGCCTCTGCCTCTGTCTTTTTCTTTCTCGCCATGTCTGTCATTCCTTCTCTGTCGCGCCCGTTTGGCGGACGCTGTTGTTGTTACTCGCCCTTGCCTCGTTCATCGTCCCAGTCGTCGAAAAACGGCGTTATCAGCAGGATCAGAATCACGACCGCAAAAAGGATCGTCACGGTCACGAACACGACCCAGTCGCCAATCGAATCCAGCTTGCCGTGAAGCCACTCAAACGATTTCATCCCGTTCATCCTCCATCCTCGCCAGCGCCTCGCGCAGCGCGAGCAGTTCCTCGCTCCACTCCAGCAGGTCGCAGTATTTCGTGAAATAGCGCCCGCCCTCGACGGCCACCACGCAGCACACCGCGCCGCGCCGCCTGACACACATTTCGCCCAGCGCGTAGCTGCCGGAGCCCTCCGGCCCCTCGATGGGGGGGAGGACCTCGCGCACGTACTGGGCGAATTGCTGCGGTACCTCTCGCCAGATGCTCACCCCCTGGGCGAAGTCATCGGCGAGGTCCTGGAATACGTCCGCGGACGCGTATGACTGTCCGTTCAGCGGCTGGACGGTTGTTGCCGCCGCCGTCGCTGTTGTGTTATCCTTCTCTCGGCTCATTGGAACCATCTTTCCTTTGTTGCCCGGCCTGTCTCTCGGTGGTTCGAGAGGCGGGCCATTTTGTTCATCACGTCTGTTCGCGCTCAGTGTATTTAACAGTTCACAAGCCGCACGCGCCTTGTCAACCCATCGCTGGTCAACGTTCCAATGACCGGCTATCTCGTCATACACTCCGTGCCACGAGCATACTGTCCACGGGTAATCCGCATGGCAACCGGGTGTGTCCTGATATTCGGGGTGTGCGGTGTCGTAAACCGCAACAATCCCGCTTCGTTCCTCAACTCGGAATCGCGAACCAGTCATTGGACGCTACCTCCATTCCGCTTCGCTCCATTACGGAGCGTCAATTCTTCGTTCTGCCTTTTGCAGGCGGATTCCCATTTTCCGGAGCTTCCGCTTCAGTTCCTTCCCCGGCACACGTTCGCCGGAAAGCACCCGCGACAGGTGCCCCTGCGAGACACCGCACTTTCGCGCCGCCTCCGTGACGCCCCGGTAAAGCGTGACCGGCTTAATCGTCACCGCGTCTTTCATGATCTTCTCCTTTCCGTAATACCGCCTTTGGTGTTACAATGCCGCTTGTTATGCGTTACGGCGCGAACTATACACCGGTTTAGGTGTTTAGGTCAACACCAAAAAAAGGGTTTTTATGAAAAAAGTTTTTCCAACTCGAATCGAAGAGTTACGTGGAACAAAAACCCAGAAGGAATTCGCCGCCTGCGCCGTGAAAGACGCCCGCATCGACAAACTGCTCGCCATCATCGACACACTGGCGAAAGGGGGAAGTGCGTCTGGCTCCCCCTCTGCCCATTCAGAAACCGCATGAGCGGATAACAGAAAGGAAAAACATCATGGAAATTCTGGCATGGCCGTTAATCGGCGCGATCATCGGCTACATGGCATCCAACCGGCGCGGGTTCTCCCCCGTGGCCGGCATCCTCGGCGGCCTGCTGCTCGGCCCCGTCGCGCTGGCGATGTTCTTCGTGTCCGGCGTCACCCGCGGCGAGAAGAACATCAAGTGCCCATTCTGCGCCGAGTGGATCAAGGCCGAGGCCACGGTCTGCAAGCACTGCCACAGCCAAATCCCCGCCGGGAACAAAAACAAAAGGAGATCCCCATGAAGGTGCCCAAAAAAGCGCAAGACCGCATGTCTGCGGCCGTGCCGAAGTTCCAGAAGGTTCTGGCTCTGGCAAAAGACCGCGACCTTAACGAATCCGACAGCGTCAAACGGTGGGGGAGGGGCTTTTGTGTTGCGAGTACACACAGGGGAAGAATATCAAAGTTCTTCCCCTAGTACTCTCTCTTGTAGAGAGTACCGCGCGCGCGTTGGCCAGTGGTTTTTGTGTGGCCAACGCGTACACACGCGCGCGCGTTGGCCAGTTTCTCAACTGTGGCCATGGCCACTAAACTCGACTGGCCATGGCCAGTGTCGAGAAATCGGCTTGTGGGTGTGCAGTTTTGGCACAGAATGAGGGGTAAAATGTGAAGGAAAAAACCTCAAAAACGGCGGTGATCTACACGCGCGTCAGTTCGGAAGCGCAGGTTGCCGGCCGCTTTACGGGCGGCCTTGTTGCGTCGTCGCGCTTCGTACGACCGGCTGGCCAGAGCAGCATAGTCGGTGTTGCGGCTACTTTGCTACGCAGGCCGTGATCGCGGCCTCAATCTCCGCA